CAGTGCAGGCGTGAAACCAGAGCCACTAAGCCACCTGACAAACAACTGGCGCAAGATGCACGGACTGCCGATGCATCGAAAACCTGCAGCGTTCAGGAGAAGGAGGAAAACTAAATGAAAGATGAGACAGCGATAAACAGCTACGAATTAACGCTGACACCAAACTATGTATCAGATTGGAATTTTAATGATGCTCTCAGGGAGTTGATACAGAACGGCACTGATCAGGAGGTGCTGGATCCAGATAACGAATTCCAGATCGACTACAGCCAAAAGGAAAAAGTGCTCCGACTCAAGAACCGGAAGTCTGTTCTTAAAATAAATACCTTGCTTTTAGGAAGAAGCAGCAAGGCGAATAACGAGGACACGGTCGGACAGTTCGGAGAAGGCTACAAGATCGCAGCATTGGTTCTGAATAGGCTAGGGAAGACCTTCACGATTTACAACAATGAAAAAAATGAGGTCTGGGAATCCCGATTCAAAAATTCAGAGAAATGGCTGGAAAAAATTCTCTGCTTTTACGTCAGCAAACGAAAAACAGATGACCACGGCCTATGCATCGAAGTAGGCAATGTCACGCAGGGAGAATTTAATGATTTATACAAGGTATGGCTCCACTTGGACGATTGCGACTACAGCAAAGCGGAAACGAAGTATGGAGAAATCATCTTGGACGAAGCATACGCCGGAGAAGTGTACGTCAACGGCTTATTTGTGGACTGCAATAGCGATCTGAAATACGGTTACAATTTTAAGCCAAAATACATACGCCTGGAGCGCGATAGAAAAACCTGCGACACATGGAATGTTGAAGACACAACATCGCTCATGATTGCAGAGGCAATGGTAAAGGGAGACATTCCGATGGAAAAGGTGCGGAGGATGGTCGAGGAAAGAGCCGACGACGTGTACCATTTCGAGTTCAACGCCTACAGTGACGACGTGAAAAAAGTTCAGGAAATGCTGATAGAATCATTCGATACACAAAATCCGCAGCCATACTCTGTGCCGGTAGATTCGCAGGAGGATATAAGAAAAGTTAAGGCATACGGAGGGAATCCAGTAGTCGTTCCAGCAGGCGTGGCTAAGCTGCTCAAGAAAGAAAAAGACAAGCGCATCAAAGCACTTACAGAAATCCCATGCACCAACGTTATGACTTTGAAAGATAAATTCAATCGCTGGTACGACGTATACGCGGAAGACATCCGAGACGAAGCACGAATGGAAATAAGAAATCTCATTGATGAACTGGAGTGATCAACATGGATAAAATCGTGATCTGCAAGCAGTGCGGTCGACCAGAATACTGGGGAGAGATGCGGTGGTTATCGGGAAAGTGCACCTGCAGAAATTGCTATCGAGCAAACTGGCAGGATGAGAATAAAGCACTGTATGAATGGGACGACCTGGACGGCCCACGTCCAACCATGGACGAATACGAGAAGCAGGAGAAGGAGGCAAGAGAATAATGGCAGAAGTTAAGATCTGGCCGCGAGGCCAAAACGAAACCGGAGGCATCCTGCTGATGCCGATGAAGAAAAACATCCCAAAAGGGCATCCGGAATGGAGCCTGGTAAAATGTCCGATCTGCGGACAGGAATGCTGGAGACCAATGTCAAGACAGGAGCTCCGGCAGAAGAAAATGCAAGCAGCCTGCACAGAGTGCGGACTCAAAATAGAAAGTAGGAGGAACCAACCATGAAACTCACTGAAATGCTCGGCCAGTACGAGGAACTTCTCGACAAGAAGGATCAGCTGGCCAAAGGCACCAAGGACAACAATGCAGCCATCGATAAGCTGAAGGCAGAGATCGCAGAAATGATGATCGACGAAGATATCCCGTCCCAGGGATACGGCGACTACGTCTACAGCCTCCAGGATAAGGTCAAATACTCCAAGCGTGGAGAAGCCTACCTGCAGGAACGCGGCCTGGACTTCTTCGAGGTACTCAGAGAACAGGGCCTCGGCGAGCTCATCAAAGAAACCGTCAATGCAGGATCCCTGCAGAGCGCGATGAAAGAAATCGCCGAAGAAAACGACGGAGAGCTGCCGCCGGAGCTGGATGAGGTCGTAAGCAGCTACGAGATGACCGACATCGCCAGACGCAAATCAACCAACAAAGCACTCAAAAGAGCGAAAGGAGAATAAACCATGGAACAATTAGAATTTGATTGTCGCCTCGAATCAGAGCGCGAGCTTGAGGAAAACGTAAACATCGCCCTGGAATTTGCCTGCAAACAGGTCAAAGAAACCAGCAAGTCGAAGGTATCGAACCGCCACGACGGATACGGTATCGCTTCGGAATTCTACGCAGGCATGAAACTCGACCAGAAGAAGGTAGATGAGAGCATGAAAGACTTCCTGCACATCCTTCCAACAGAGGATGATGCCAAGGCAGTCGAGGCAGCCAGCAGCCTGAAGAATGCAGCAACCGGCCTGGTACTCCAGGCGACAAAGCTCGCAGCGCAGGCAGACAGAATCATGCACGACTTATACGATGAAGTCAGCAGCTACACCACACCGGTAGAAGATTATCTGGAGGGACAGTTCGAGGACGCAGAAGCGGATCCGGAAGCTGAAACTGAAGCAGAGGAAGAACAGGAGGACGCTGAGTAATGAGTGAAGCAAACTGCGGAATCTCCGTACACGAAGTAACACAGGTGAGAGTTTCAGATTCAGAAGGCAACGCAATGAACCAGGGCGACACTATCGTCCTGAGAATTGACACCGAAGACATCCTCTGCGTATTCAAAGGAATCGAGAGCGGATACTTCATCACAGAGACGTGCGATGACGGAATCAGAAACCGCTACCGTGTCAAGAGCATCAAAAAATCCAAAGTAGTAAAGAACGCATCCGTAGATGCAGCAGATGAGGAGGAATAAGAATATGGCAAAAGCAGAACTGACAACCGTGGAAAACTTCAAGATTGTAACCGGTATGGAAGCAATGGATGAGGAGCTCAGAGCAGAGCTGGAAGATGAGCTCGACGACCTGGACGATGATGGCGGCATCGATGCCAAGCACATCAAGATCCCGTCTGGCGGAGGAAAAGCTTTCGAGGTCGAGACAGACGATCCGGACGATCCGGAGGTCATGAAGGAAGTAACCGGCGTGATTATTTTCACGCATCGCATGAACGCCTACTGGGCGCAGAAATTCGGAGAAGCAGGAGAGGATGGCAATGTCAATAAGAGCCCGGACTGCAGCTCCATGGACGGAAAGCAGGGCGTCAACAGAGAAACCGGAGAAATCCGCACCTGCGACACCTGCCCTTATAACCAGTTCGGATCCGACGGAAAAGGCAAGGCCTGCAAGAACATGCGCCGCCTTTACATCATGATGGACAACCGCCCGGACATTTATCTTCTGACAGTGCCGCCAACATCTATCAAGGACGTGAACAAAGCACTGAAGAAAATCATGGGACAGCAGCATATCCCATACAGCCGCATGATCGTGACATTCAAGCTGAACGTGGTAGAGAACGCGGACAAAATCAAATACTCCAAGGTAACACTGGAAAAGACAGGACTGCTGCCAGAAGCTCTTTATAAGACAACCGCAGAACTCCGCAAGGCAATGAAGCAGAGCTATGAGAGCGTAGCGATCACAACAGATGACTACAAGGAAGCAGCACCAATGGAAGCAACTCCGGAAGTCGGCCCTGACGGATTCATGCAGGCAGGCGACATTCAGGACGGAGAGCTGCCATTTGACTAAGCCACAGCGCAGGGCGGTCACCACGGCCGCCTTGCAGAATTGGAGGTAAACGATGGATAAGAACTTAAAGGAATTTATACAGTGCGGAAGGGATCCCGCATACCTGAAGAACGGAGACATCATCACAGAGGAACTCGCCTGGGAGATCGTCGGCCAGGAAGGATACGCTGACGGATGCCTGGATCAGGAGTTTGAGATCACACAGAGCCGCATCGTGGAAGACATCATCGGAGGCGAGGGCGTCTATGAAACTATCTACAGAGAGAGCCCGGACCACCCATGGCAATACATCGGACTGTGCGCAGCAGGAAAAGATAAGAACCTCGCACCGATCCACGCCAAGACAACCTACGTCTGCAGCAAATACAGAGCAAAAAACGAAGTGGAACTGCAGCAGCACATCAGGGACGCCGTGGAAGCATGCCGGAAGGTGCACGAAAGAGGAAACATACCAATCGCGCCGCATCTTTACTGGCCAAGATTCCTGGATGACAACGATCCGCAGGATCGCGACTACGGAATAGCAGCAGGACTGGAAGCACTGAAGCGCTGCGATGAGATGATCGTAATCATCAGACAGGAAGGTCCTGAAGAAGAATGGACCAGTCAGGGAATGCAGGCTGAAATCGCTGCTGCGGCAAAGATGGGAATCGAGCCGCAGTTCATATACATAGGCAAAGAAAAGAGGTAACACCATGAACA